CTCAAGGATATCTCAAGATACAACAATATCCAAATGGCGAAGAAGATATCTCTTAATTCGGCGTATGGTGCTATTGGGAATAATTGGTTTCGCTATTTCGATCTTTTGGTCGCTACAGCAATTACAACGTCTGGTCAGTTATCCATTCGGTGGATCGAAAAAGCACTCAACATCTATCTTAACAAATTACTCAATACCAAACTGGAGGACTACGTTATTGCAAGCGATACGGATTCGGTATATATCACTTTTGAAAAGTTGGTTGATAGCGTGTTTGAGAAGGGAACAGATACTAAAAAGATCGTCAACTTCTTGGACACAGTTGCAAAAGAGAAGTTGGAACCTTTTATCAATAACAGTTATGAAGCACTTGCTAAGGAAATGAACGCATATGACCAGAAGATGGTTATGGCACGTGAGATTATCGCCGACAAAGCAATCTGGACAGCAAAAAAACGGTATATCCTCAACGTCTACGATAGTGAGGGTGTGAGGTATAGTGAACCAAAGTTGAAGATTCTAGGAATTGAAGCTGTTAAATCGAGTACGCCTGCACCTTGTCGAGAGAAGATCAAACAGGCTCTTGATATCATCATGAATGGTGATGAGAAGATGCTAAATACATTTATACAGGAGTTTAGAGAAGAGTTTATGACATTACCACCAGAAGAGATTGCATATCCACGTTCAGTAAATGGCGTAGAGAAGTATACTGAGAAGGTCACCAATACTCTTGATCTTATGAGTGGTGAGGTAGTCGAGTATGGATTCTTCAAGAAGAGAGCCCCTATCCATGTGAAGGGTGCAATACTGTATAATCACTTGGTATCTAAGAATAAACTTTCTCATAAGTTCCCCTACATCCAAGAGGGCGATAAAATTCGGTTCATACATTTGAAAGAACCCAACGTGTATCAGTCTAGTTCATTTTCTTTTATAACTAAAATGCCAAAGGAACTTGACTTACACGACAAAATATGCTATAATACACAATTCGAAAAGTCGTTCATTGAACCGTTGAAATTCATTACTGAGAAGATCAACTGGTCAGTAGACAACTCATTCGGAAAACAAGGAACATTGGAAGGATTTTTTTAAATGAGTTTTACACTAAGTTACAATATGGAACGCAATAATGAGTTGTGTGACCCAGAGGAATATTATTCAAAATTTGAGGGAGTACATTATCATGGAACAATAATGGTTCCAATAAAAGAAGTATATTATAATCCACACAATCAACCAAGAACATCAAATCAAAGCATTGGTAATGTGGAAAAATTAAGACCATCATTTCTTAACAAAAATTTTGATCATAAATTTAGGCCGATGTCAGCTGACATTGAAAAAGTAAATGGTCTATATGATGGAACTGCTGGTTGGAATAGAATTATAGTTTTACATTCATTGGGTGTTGATGTAATTCCACTCGATTTATTGTCATTTGATTCGGAGTATGACAAGCACAAGTTTAGAGGTATATCTAACAATGAAGAGGAGCATCACACCGCAGCATCTCCAATGTCACAAGTCGCAATCAAAGAGGAAATTAAAGTATCTCTTAGAAATGCTTGGTTGCCACAAAATAAAGATGGGTTTGTAACAGACGCAACAATTAAAGCAGAAATTGTTGATTATACAACTGTAATGGTTGATGGTTTTCCCTGCCAGACTATTTCCGATGAGGACAGGAAAAAGATGCTTAAAGATATACGATCATCATTTCCAAAAAACAAAAAATTACAAACTTTCAATAAAGAGGTAATTGAAATTGCAGCTAAATCACTAGATTTGCCATTCGGCGGTTATAACCCAGATACAGGTAAAGTTGGTTACATCTTAACTCACACAGTTGGTAAAGACGGCATATGGTTTATATACCATGCAAACTCAGAATATGCTCACCTGCCTGTTCATATCAATTTTGCAATAGAAACTCCAAGTGATAAAAAAGAGAAAACTGTGGAGAAAAGAAAGGCTCTAAAAAAGTCTTTAGATGATGCTATTGATCAAAAGGCAGTAGTTGACGCAGGCATATATGGTATGGATGTTTCAGAGGCTCGTAAAAAGATTAAGAGTAAACAAGTTAAGTTTGGGGGATTTTTGAATTCTTATGTTGATGAGACAGATGGAACAAATAGAACATATGTTGTGGTAGATGTGGATGGAAAAGTTATTAAATCTTGATTAAAGAACTTCTAGTAGACCATATCAAAAACAACGTACCCGACAGTGAGATTGCCGTCTTGCTGTCGGGTGGTGTTGATTCTGTAAGTGTGGGTCTTGCAGCTGAAAGTGCTGGTAAAGAAGTTCATGCATATAGTTTTTATCTTCATGGCGCACCCTCTTATGATTTTATAAAGGCAGCTGAGGTTGCACACAAAAGAAACTGGAACTTCACTCCCATAGTTGTTCCTACAGAAAATCTTATAGAAGATTGGCACAGACTCGTTAAATTAACTTGCAGAAAGAAGACTCATTTTGAGTGTGTCTTTCCATTTCTATATGTCTATCCAGAGATAGAGGAGAAATATGTTTTGACAGGTTGGGGTGCAGATGGTTACTTTGGGCCCAGTAAAAAAGCAATGATGCGATATTCTAGTTATCAAAAGAAAAGAAACTATGTAGCATACTGTAAAAAACACAATCAGAAAAGATTAAACTGGAATGAGTTTCGATTGGCATACTTGGATGGTGATTGTGCTGGTCTAAAAGAACATACTAATCTAGCCACCAAACATAATAAAATTCATGTAACACCTTATCTAGATACAGATGTAAGAGAACTACTGATGAGTAAGAGTTACGAAGAGTTAAACAAACCTAAACAAAAACATTTTATCAGAAGGGACTTTACAGAACTTAAAAAGTTTGGTACAATAAGACCACATCAAAATTTACACTTGAACGCTGGTGTGGATAAGCTATTTGAAACTCTGCTAAATAATCCAGAGATTAATTTTAAAGGTAGGAAAAGAATGATGGACATTTGTAGAGATTGGAGCAATGGTGTACTTCCCATATAAATTACAAGACGTATATGATGCGTCTGCACAGAATAAATTTAAAGTCATATCAACATTTGCTGGTGGAGGCGGTTCTTCTACTGGGTATCGTCTTGCAGGCGGCAAAGTACTCTGTATTAATGAGTTTGTCGAAGAGGCACAACGAACATATGCAGAAAACTATCCAGACACTATTATACTGCCTGGCGATATCAAGGAGTTGACAGGAAAAGACTTTCTTGATGCAACTGGTGTTGGTGTAGGTGAACTTGATATATTGGATGGTTCACCGCCTTGTTCTGCCTTTTCTGTTGCAGGCAAACTGTCTCATAATGTACATGAGGAAGAACGTGTTGACCTGTTTGGTAATGTGACCATAGAGAAGGTGGCTGGTAAGCACTCTGATGGTTGGGGTCAGACTAAAAATTATTCTGATGGTAAGATGGTCGAGAACATAGAAGACCTGTTCTTTGAGTTTTTGCGTGTGGCAAATGACATCAAACCCAAGGTCATCGTTGCAGAGAATGTCAAGGGCCTTACGGTAGGTGAGGCCAAAGAGTATTTTAACAAGATACTCAATGAGTTTGAGAATATTGGTTATGATGTATGTGCTCAAGTGTTGGATAGTCGTTACTATGGTGTATCCCAGACAAGAACACGTGTTATATTCATTGGTGTACGACATGATGTTACGAAAGCGGCTGGTCTTAATTTTATGACTATTTCCCATGCATTTCCCGATCCAGATAAAAAAGTGATACCAGTTAAAGATGTTATGGTAGGTCTAGAGTATGATGAGGAAGAAGTCAAGTACCTCACAGAAAAATTCATGAATACTGCGTACTGGAAACAGACGGGTAGTAAGATGGAGATTGACCCACCCAAAGTACTCACTGGAATGGATTATCATCCCAAGGGACATCATTTCAACCTGAAACGATTGTCTCAGTATGCACCATCATGCACTATTACTGCAATGGGTAGTGCAGATACAACAGCTGGTGCATTTCATTGGAAAGAACCAAGGAAGTTGACACTAGGAGAACTCAAGAGAATCATGTCTTTACCAGACGATTTCATTCTTACTGGTAAATGGAATCAGAAGGCCGAACGGCTTGGCCGCATGGTTCCTCCACTTATGATGCAACGAATTGCGTCATCAATATATGAAAAGGTATTACAACATGACTGATTTCACGTTCGCACATAGGCAAGAAGGATTTGATTCACACATAGACATGTCCATACGAGGGTACAGCGCACTTCTAGACGATGTTGTTTCTCTATCAAGATACTTTGTAGAGGGCTCAACTAACGTAGTAGATATCGGTTGTTCGACAGGTAAACTCACTCAGCGCATACATGATCATAATAAACTTGTTTTAGATGTACAGTATGTTGGTGTTGAGATCGCCGAGGGTTTCAGCGCTGATTTGGAAGACCGCAAAAAATCTCTTCCTAATGCATCTTTTCTTCACCCTATGGATATACGAGACTATTCCTTCGAGAATTGCTCCCTTGTGACTTCTCTATTCACTCTTCAGTTTATGCCCTATTCTTGTAGGAAAGAAATACTACAACGCATATATGATGGCCTGAATACAGGGTCAGCATTTATCTTTGGTGAGAAGGTCGATACAACACACTCTCGCATAGAGAACATGATGAGAACAGTGTATTACGAGTTCAAGAACAAATCCTTTGACTATGAAGACATCATGAAGAAAGAACTTACTCTTCAGAACATGCTCAAACCCAATTCGTGGAAAGAAATCGAGGATATGTTGAATGAGGTCGGATTCAAGGCAATACAATCGTTCTGGCAGAATCATCTATTCATGGGTGCAATCGCCATAAAATAAAACTTGACAAATCCTTTTCAGTGTGGTACTATTAGTAATAATCGAGAGAATCACTAGTCTAAGGAAAAGTTATGACAACACTATCAAAAACCCCCGAATACCGAAGAGAGTATTACGCCGCCAATCGAGAAAGAGAACTTGCTTCAAGAAAGAAGTATCGTGATAATAACGTGGAAAAGTGTTATGCAGCTTCTGTCGCATGGAAAGAGAAAAATCCAGAGAAAGTACGTGCTTATAGTGCAAAATACGCTGATAAAAAATCCATGACAAAAGCGATGGACGATTGGAACAACACTCTACTTGAATTAGGATATGCAGATTTAATATGAGATACTACAAGCCATCAGAGATAACCACCAAGAACCACTTTCTTGTAGGTACAGTATGGCCTATAGAAGGTAGTAAGAATAACACCTATTCCATAGAGATGCATGAGAAGGGCTTTACATGTGAATGCCTTGGTTTCACGTATAATGGTAAGTGCAAACATACGTCACAAGTCACATCCCTATTAATCAATGAGAACTATCCACGATATGAATTACGATAGAAAGTGCGTAGAAATCATAGAGAGCAAACC